TGGTCAGCACCGTGCGGATCTGAGCAACGACCGCCGCCTCGATCTCCGGCGCGGGCAGGCGTTCGTAGCTCTTGCCTGGTGCGCCGAAGCGGCTTTCCGACTTGGACACGTAGTAGTGGTACTTGTGTCCCTTCTTATTCGAGTAGGTCGGGTACATGCGTTCGCCCGATGGCGTGTAGAGCAGGCCGCGCAGCAAGGCGTCAGTACGTGACCGAATCTTGGTTTCCACCGACCGGGCATGGCCGTCCTTGGCCAGCACCGCGTGAACCTTGTCCCAAAGCGCCTGGTCGATGATCGGCGGATGCGCACCGGGGTACCAATTTCCCTTGTGCGACAACTCCCCAAGGTAGATACGGTTGCGCAGCAGTTTGTGCAGGTACTTCTTGTCGATGCGCGTGCCGCTGCGGGTTTGGCCCTCCTGCGTCGTCCAGGCTTTGGTGGTGATGCCCTCGGCGGTCAGGTTGGCGGCGATCTGCGTCGGCGAGCCGATGGTCAACATCTCCTCGAAGATGCGGCGCACTACTGCCGCCTCGGCCTCGTTGATAACCAACTGCCGGTTCAGGACGTCGTAGCCGATGGACGGCACCCCACCCATCCACATCCCCTTGCGCTTGGCGGCCGCGATCTTGTCGCGGATGCGCTCGCCGGTGACCTCGCGCTCGAACTGGGCGAAGGACAGCAGGACGTTCAGCATCAGCCGCCCCATCGGGGTGGTGGTGTTGAACTGCTGCGTGACCGAGACGAATGACACCTCGTTGCGTTCGAACACCTCGACCATCTTGGAGAAGTCAGCCAGGCTGCGGGTCAGGCGGTCGATCTTGTACACCACCACGATATCGATCTGGCCGCGCTCGATGTCGGTCATCAGGCGTTTGAGTGCCGGGCGCTCCGTGTTACCGCCGGAGAAGCCGGGGTCATCGTAGTCGTCCGCCACCGAAATCCAGCCCTCGGTACGTTGGCTGGCGATGTAGGCGTGCCCCGCCTCCTTCTGGGCGTCGATGGAGTTAAATTCCTGATCGAGACGTTCGTCCGTGGATACCCGGCAATAGACGGCACAGCGCTTGCGAGTCTTGGTGCTGGCGATTTCGTTCATCGCGTACCTCCCTTGCCGAAGCCGAAGAACAGCGGCCCGCTCCAGTGCTGGCCGGTGATGTGCCGGGCCACCGCCGTCAAGCTCTTGAAGGTGTTGCCCTCGTACTCGAAACGGCCCTCGGCATTGACCGTTACCCGGTGCTCGCGCTCACCCCATTCGCGCAGAATCACCGTGCCCGGCGCGAAATTGAATTCACGTGGCTTAGCGCGCAGCTTGATCTTGGAGTGCTTCGCACCGATGGCTTCCAGCCGCTGCTTTGTCTCGGGGGCGAGGCCGCCGAAGGCCTCCTCCTGCAGCTTGTAGGCAATGCGCGACTCGACGTGCGTGCGATTCGGATAATCCGGGCGGCGGGGAAAGTAGCGATCCCAGACCGGCCAAAGTTCGGCCATGGACATTTGGCTCAGGTCGGCAATTTGCCGGGCCACGGTTTGTTGCTTGGTCAGCGTGTCGTTCATCACAACTTCTCCTTTTGATAGGGGGTTGTATGAACGCGCTGGTCGGGCAGGAAGCCAAGTCCAACTTCTCTCTGTTTTGGATCGTCGCCAGCGAGCGTGCGGACGATGGCTGCCGCAAGGATGGTGGTGATTTCACCAGCACGGGCGCTGGCGGACATCTCCGAGGGTGATGCGAGTTCGAGGTTCTTCATGACGGCTCCGGGGAATAGCAACCGTCACAGATAGTGGGCCTGATCCTCTGAAGAGGATGGCAACGCAGGGTAATGGGCGTTTGAACGTCAGCCGATCAGTGCGACTTCTTCCGTCTCGATCTTTTCTTCGTCATCATCGACCGGAGCGTCGAGGATCGGCAGGTTCAACTGCCATCCGTGTGTTCCTTTGACCTTGGCCAGGTAGTTTTTCCAGGGCGACGTCTTCGAGAACAGATTGGCAGGGGATAGACATCCGGTGTCCTCCATCAGCTTCTTGGTATTCACATGCGTGCCTGCTGCGTAGGCATCGACCAAGCGCTGCAGCACGATGATCTTGCCTTTGCCCGTGACCCGCCAAGGTGCCTTGCCGGGGAGGTACAACACGGCCGCATACCCGTCGGCGGATACCTTCAGGCTCACCGAGGTGCCACCCATTGCAGCCAACTGTCCGTGCCGATACGCGACCGTGAGACGAGCTGTGTCGATGGCTGTTTTCGCGCCAGCGGACGACACCACATCCTCGATGGGGATCACCACATTCGTCCCGGCAAACGGGAATGGAATCGATGCCGTTGTCAGCACGATGCCTGGAACGGGGCGAGGATGCAGCCGCAAGGTGGTATCGACACGGGCGTATTGGCGCTCGCTGGACATCTTCGCAGCGAAGTAGAGCGCGACGGCATGCCCGTCGATGTCGATTTCGCCCAGGAACACCGGCTCTTCATCAACGTGCTTGCCACGTACCCCCTGCAGTGCGGTGCCCAAGGCCGTGATGATCTCCTCTCGCAGCCAGTTCAGATGCACTTTCCAGCGTCGCGCATGTTTGGCGGGCAGGATTACATCCATACCGGTGAGCGGATCACGGTAGCGCACCTGATTGGCGTCGACGCAGCGCTCCAATTTGACCGTGAAACGCTCGCCTTCGGCCAGATCGACCACCTTCTCGGTGATCCGGTCGCCCTCGGTGATGATGCCCTCGTCCTCGAAGCGGTCGATGTCGATTCCCAGCTGCGCCAGGGCGAAGCCGTCCATCGGGCTGGTCGCGGATTCGAGCAGCCGAGCCACCTGAACGACAAGGTTCGGGTCGTCGACACCCGAGCCCGGGTGCAACGGCTTCAGAACGCCCAACGCTTCGAGCAATTGCGTCCCGGCCTGCCGCAGCCGGAGGTCCTTCTCGCCTTGCAGGCTGCATCGGCCGGGTTCCGCCAGCACAATGGACAGCGGCGTTTCGCCGGTTTCGCCATCGAACACCAGATCGGCCAACAGCGTCACGCCGAGGATGGCTCCGGGTTGCGAGAACGGATGGTTGCTCCAACGTTCATTGATGACCTCGTGTAGTTCCGCGCCGCTGTCGATGTGCAGAGACACGGCGTCCGTCGAATGTCCGAGCAAGGCCTTGGCCTCCGTCAGATGTAGACGCTCGACCTTCACGCCATCCAATTGCGGTTTCTCGTCCCGCAGGGGCAACGCGAACCGGGACAGGTCGTAACGCGACCGGTTCAGGGGACGGTTCGATAGCGGAGCCTTGAAACCGTGCTTGGACAGAACATTCGCCAGAGGAGCGCGCGTCGACAGGGTGTGTGCATAGACCTCCACCACCTTGCGATCCGGCGCGTAAACCAATGTCGCGTCGCGTGCCGGGAAGTAGCAGAAACTCTTCCGGTTGCGGTTTACCACTTGCACCGCCGTCACCTGATCTCCGGCAAACCGGACAACGAGGTAATGAATGGTCTTCGTGTCGCCGTTCTTCTTCTCGTCGGCCAGCGGCACGTAGACCACTTCGCAGGGTTCGCCGAGGCGCATCGCGCTGGTGAGTTGCGCTTCCAGTTCCTTCTTGACGGAGTCGTTCCAGATGAAGGGTGGTGCCTCGTCGCATGGCACATCGAAGGCATCGTAGAGGCGCTTGTTGCCCCGGATATCGCCGGTATTCAGGATCGACTCGGCAACGTCGAACAGCCGTGCCGCCTCGTCGGAGTGGGTGCGCATCCAGACCGCGCGGCCGATCTCGCCGCCGTCCTGGTTCGTGAAGGCGGCGGTCAGATCGTCGTCGTTGAGCTGGTCGGCGACGGTCGTGAGGATTTGCGCCCCGCGCGGGGACGCCAGACGCAGTACGCGCAGTGCCTCGCGCTCGGCAGGGTCACGCTGATCTTTTCGGAGATGTCTGATGTGTTCGATCAGGGCGGAGGGGAGCGCAGCAGCATCCTGTGACCAGTCGAAGCCACGAGTCAGCGCCTGGCATTCGGGGAGCCCGGAAAAAGCCTTGAGAGTCTGAATTGGAGCCTTCTCGATCAGGTCAAGCAGGCAGTGCGCGTTGGTCAGGGTCTTCTTGCCCATGCATTCTCCCTTTGGCCGTTCACATGGCCACAGTCCATTGGCGCATGACCGCCACCGATTGAGTCAGACCCTGCGCCAGCAGGGTGTCGAGGTATTCGTCTGCCGTCTTGGGCGGGTTTTTCAGCGAGCGCCGATGGCAGGCGGCGGCCTCCAGCACGCCTGCGGGATGCAGATCCAGCAGATCGACAATGAAGTCGTCCGGATGCTGGGCCGCGAGGTTGTAGGGCTTGAGTGCCTCTGTCGGGAAGTCCTTGAGGTTGAAGGTCACGATCAGGCTGGCCCCGGAGTGGATGGCGGCCGCCGCCACGTGGCGGTCGTCCGGATCGGGCAGGTTGATCGACGGAATCAGGTACTCGAATCCGGTGACCAGACTGTCCCGGACATGGGCATTCATTAGATGGCGTGTCCGGTTCAGCTGGTCTTGGGTTAAGTCGGGGCGGCTGGCCAGCACACTGCGCGTCCACTCGTCGTGGATCAGATCGCTCCAGCGTGCCCGGTACAAATCCGACAGCGCCAGATGCATCAGCAAATCGCGCAGCGGTGCCGGGTAGAGCACGCAGGCGTCATAGACGACGGTGAAGTGCGAGCTCATCCGCTCAGTATCCCATGCCGAGTTCCTGGGCCTGCGCGGCCAACTCATCCAGAGCTTTGCGACGCTCGGCATCGATGCGCTTCTTGTAGGCGATGACGTCCTGGTAGCGTACGCGGCGATGCGTGCCGATCTTGTGGAACGGCATGTCGCCCTTCTCCAGCAACTGGACAAGGAAGGGGCGCGAAACGTTGAGCACGTCGGCGGCTTCCTGCGTTGTCAGTTCTGCGTGGATCGGAATGATCGATACGGCGTTGCCCTGGCCGATCTCGGTCAGGACTTCCAGCAACAGGCGCAGCGCCGACGTCGGGATGCGCACGGCACGCACCGCACCCTTGTCGTCATGGAAGTCGATCTGCTGGGTTTCGGCACGGGTCTGGAGCACGGTCGACAGCGCGCGGCCCGACTCCCGGGCGAGCGCGATGTCCTCTTCTGAGGGCAGTGTTTTGGGGATAGCGGGAGCGTTCATGGATGTCTCCTCGTTTGGTCAAAGTTCAACTGAAGCCATTATAAACGAAATAAGCGAAATCGCAATAACCGAAACGGCAAGCACGTATCCATATAGATCAATGAGTTAATTAGATCGCGCTGGCAGGTCTGATGTTGGTGGCTGCTCACGAAAGCCCAAAACGCACTCGCGCAAGCCCAAGGCATGGAGCAATTCAATAGGAACTCCCAAACAAAAGGAGTTCCGCAATGCAAAACCAAACCCCATCCGTTCAACCCGGCCGGAACGCTATCCGGCAACTCCCGAGCGGTGCCGTGCGCATCGCTCTTGACGAACATGAGCTCGCCGCCCGCTGGGGGCTCTCCGTCAAAACCCTGCGCCGCTGGCGGCAGGAACAGCTCGGCCCCGTCTTCTGCAAGCTCGGGGCGCGCGTCACGTACTTGATTTCCGAGATCGAGGCCTTCGAGCGGCGCGTTTCGCGCTACTCGACTTCGGCTCGGGCCTACCAGTGAGGAGATGGCCATGAACGATCTGACCATCTTCCCCGCCGACATCGCCGAGATGTCCGTCAGCCAACTGGCCGCGCTGCCGGCCGCGCAGAAGCACGAGATCGACAAGAACATCGATGCCGCCATCGATTGGCTCAAAAAGGCCCGGACCAAGTTCGATGCGGCGCTGGATCAGTGCTACGGCGAACAGGCACGCGCCGCGCTGCGTGAATCCGGCCGCGACTTCGGCACTGCCCACATCAGCGACGGCCCGCTGCACCTCAAGTTCGAGCTGCCTAAGAAGGTCAGTTGGGATCAGAAGCAACTGGCCGAAATCGCCGAGCGCATCGTGACTTCGGGCGAGAAGGTCGAGGGCTACCTCGACATTAAGTTGTCCGTCTCGGAATCCCGCTACACGAACTGGCCTCCGGCCCTGCAACAGCAGTTCGCCGCCGCCCGCACCGTGGATGCCGGCAAGCCGTCTTTCACCCTCTCCATCGATTCGGAGGAATGACCATGAGCGCGATCATTCCCTTCCAGTTCGACGCGCACGCCGTGCGCGTCCAGGTCGACGATCTGGGTCTGCCGTGGTTCAACGCCAATGATGTGTGCTCGGCGCTGGAGTTCGCCAACCCGCACAAGGCCGTTGCCGATCACATCGATGCCGATGACCTAACGAAACGTGAGGTCATCGACACGCTCGGCCGCCCGCAGCGCGCCAACTTCATCAACGAATCTGGACTCTACGCCCTGATCCTCGGCAGCACCAAGGATGCCGCCAAGCGCTTCAAACGCTGGGTGACCAGTGAGGTACTGCCCGCTATCCGCAAGACCGGCGCGTACTCCGTGCCCGGCGCGGTGGCCGCCCTGCCTGCGCCAACACAGGATCGGGTGAGCGCCATCCTGCTGATCGGCGAAGCCATCGCCAAGGTGCCCGGCGTCAAAACCGGCATCGCGATGGCCGCGACGCTGACCTGCATCCAGGAAAACACCGGCCTCACCGTCGAGACGCTGCGTCGCACCCTTCCCGCCGCCGCCGATCCGATCTGCTCGCTCAATGCCACCCAACTCGGCAAGCTGCTGGGCCGTTCCGCCAAGGGTACCAACCGGCTCCTGGCAGACCACGGCCTGCAGTTTCGCAATGATCGCGACGAGTGGGAACTGACCGAGGCCGGCGAAGCCTGGGCCAAGGCCATGCCGTACTCGCGCAACGGTCATTCCGGCTACCAGATCCTCTGGAATCCGGCCGTCACCGAGCAGATCCGGGAGGCGGCATGATGGACAAGCCTCTTCGCATCATCACCGCCGACGAACGGTTCGCGGAAAAGAGCGGAGCCAAGCTGACGCTGCTCGGCAAGAGTGGTATCGGCAAGACCAGCCAGCTACGCACCCTGCCCGAGGCGTCGACGCTGTTTGTCGATCTCGAGGCCGGCGATCTTGCCGTCAAGGCCTGGCGTGGCGACTGCGTGCGGCCTGCCACTTGGCCCGAGTTCCGTGACCTGGTGGTCTTCCTCGCCGGCCCGAATCCGGCACTGCCGCCCGATGCGCCGTTCTCCGATGCGCATTACCGGCACGTCTGCGAAGGCTACGGCGACCCGGCCCGGCTGGCGAAGTACGACACCTACTTCGTCGACTCGATCACCGTGCTCTCGCGCTTGTGCCTGACCTGGGCCAAGGCGCAGCCACAGGCCTTCTCCGACCGCACCGGCAAGCCCGACACCCGGGGCGCCTACGGGCTGCTCGGCACCGAGATGATCGCCGCACTGACCCATCTGCAGCACGCGCGGGACAAGAACGTCATCTTCGTCGCCATCCTCGACGAGCGCCTGGACGATTTCAACCGCAGGGTCTTCGTGCCGCAGATCGAGGGCTCGAAGACCGCGCTGGAACTGCCCGGCATCGTCGATGAGGTCGTGACGCTGGCCGAACTCAAGACCGACGAGGGAGAGCTTTACCGCGCCTTCGTCTGCCAGACGCTCAATCCTTGGGGCTATCCCGCCAAAGACCGATCCGGCCGACTCGACCTCGTCGAGGAGCCGAACCTTTTGAAGCTCATCCGCAAATGCGCTGGCGACAACGCCGCCATCCATCACTGAAAGGACACGTAATGAACACCTGGACCGATTTCAACGACGCCGAACAACAGCAGGGCTTCGATCTCATCCCGAAGGGCACCACCGTCAAGGTGCGCATGACCATCAAGCCGGGCGGCCATGACGATCCGGCGCAGGGCTGGACCGGGGGTTACGCCACCGAGAGCTTCGACACCGGCAGCGTCTACCTCGCCTGCGAGTTCGTCGTGCTGGATGGGCCGTTCGCCAAACGCAAGATGTGGTCGAACATCGGCCTACAGTCCCGGAAGGGGCCGACCTGGGGCCAGATGGGGCGCAGCATGATCCGGGGCATCCTCAATTCGGCCCGCAACGTCCATCCCCAGGACAACTCCCCCCAGGCTGCGTCCGCCCGCCGCATCCAGGGTTTCCACGAACTTGACGGCATCGAGTTCCTGGCCCGCGTCGATGTCGAGAAGGATGCCAAGGGCGAGGACCGCAACGTGGTGAAGCTCGTCATCGAGCCCGACCAAAAGGATTACGCGGCCCTGATGGGCACAGCCACGAAGGCGCCGGCCGGCGGCGGCAATTCCGGAGCACCCGCGCCGGCGGCACCTCAACAGGCGACCACGCAGCGTCCGCCCGTTCCCGGCAAGCCCGCCTGGGCGCAGTGAGGAGGCCGGTCATGACAGGAAAACGCTGCGGCAACTGTCGCCATCTCGACCGGTCGAGCGCCAGCGACATCGGCGGCTTGCGCATCGCCCGCTGCCGCCATCCGAGGGGTGTGCGCATCGGGACGACCGCCATTCGCAACAACTATGTGGAGCTCGATGCCTGCTGCGCCGGGCACGAAGTCCGTCCCCGGCAGGGCGCGCAGCCGGGAGGCTGCCATGCATGAGCGGCAAATGCTGGGTATGCAAACGGCAGGCGCGGGGGTTCGGTCATTCGGATGGTCGCTTCAAGATCGCCGACCCCCGGCGCTATCCGCTCGACTGGGTGTTCTGCAGCCGTCGCTGCCAGGACATCTTCCACACGCTCTACGGTCGGCGACTGGCGGCCGAGGAGCGCGGGGAGGCACTCATGGTTGATGCGAGCGATATCGAAATCGCGGCGATGCGCGATTGCCTCAAGGCCTTCGGAGCGGCGGCCGGGCACATCGGCTTCGACAAGCCGCTCGGGACGTATTCGGAAGCGGAGGCGATGGCGGTGATCGATGCCATCGTTACTCGCTACACCGAGGCGCTGACCGAGCATCACGAACGGGCAAGCACGCCGCCGCTGCGCGGCGTGTCTGCAGCCGAGATTGTCCGTGATCCGTTCGCCGATCTGAAGGATGACTTGCCGTGGGAAGAGCCGAGGGGAGGGAAGTCATGATGGACTTCAACTCCTCTTCGAGCATCTCCGGGCAACTCACTGCTTTGGTCGATGCCGGGATGCTGCAGGCGCGTGCCCGCCAGTCCGAGCGCCAGTACCTTGGAGCATCGCGACTCGGGGTGGCATGCGAGCGCGCACTGCAGTTCGAGTACGCCAAGGCGCCCGTTGACCTTGGGCGCGACGTCCCCGGACGGATGCTGCGCATCTTCGAGCGCGGCCACGTCATGGAGGACTGCATGGTCGCGTGGCTGCGGGATGCAGGGTTCGATCTGCGCACCCGCAAGGCCGACGGCGAGCAGTTCGGCTTTTCCGTGGCCGAGGGCCGTCTGCAGGGCCATATCGACGGCGTCATCGTCAGTGGCCCGGAGGGCTTCGCCTATCCCGCGCTCTGGGAATGCAAGTGCCTCGGCAACAAATCCTGGCGCGAGTTGGAGAAGAGCGGACTGGCAATCGCTAAACCCGTCTATGCCGCGCAAGTGGCGATCTACCAGGCCTATCTCGAACTACACGAGCACCCGGCGATCTTCACGGCGCTGAACGCCGACACGATGGAGATCTACACCGAGCTCGTGCCCTTTGATGCGGCCCTGGCACAGCGCATGTCGGATCGGGCGGTGAAGGTCATCACGGCGACCGAGGCGGGAGAACTCCTGCCGCGCGCCGTCCATGACTCGACCCACTTCGAATGCCGGATGTGCGCATGGGAAGACCGCTGCTGGAGGATGCAATCATGACTGAAAACAACACATCCGAAAACCGCATCGAGCCGATGATCGACGCCAAGCAGGCGGCGGCCGCACTACGCCTGCCGTACTACTGGTTCGCCGACCATGCGATGCGCACCAAGTACCGGATTCCGCACTACCTGATGGGTGGCCTGGTGCGCTATCGCCTTTCTGAACTCTCAGCTTGGGCCGCGCGCAGCACAGCCGCCCAGGATCGTGATGCCCAGGATACTGCCGCCTCTGTCGAGGAGGCCGAATGATCGACTTCAACGACACAACTCAAACGGCAGAGCACAGCCGAGAGTCAGACTGCGACGAGCTTCGTGTCGAACTGCTCGCTCGCCTGGAGTCGGTGCTGGCCACGATGTTCCCGGCAGGGAAAAAGCGCAAGGGCAAATTCCTCATCGGCGACGCACTGGGTAGTCCGGGCGACAGTCTCGAGGTGGTACTCGATGGCGAGAAGGCGGGGTTATGGACGGATCGCGCGACCGGTGACGGCGGCGACATCTTCACGCTGATCGGCGGGCATTTCGGCATCGATGTTCACGCCGACTTCCATCGGGTGCTGGAGCAATCCACCGACTTGCTTGGACGGGCCAGGGCAGCACCGGCACGCAAAGCCAAGAAGGAAGCCCCGGTTGATGATCTGGGCCCGGCCACGGCCAAGTGGGACTACCTGGACGCCAGTGGACACCTGATCGCGGTGGTCTACCGCTACGACCCGCCCGGACAAAAGAAGCAGTTCCGGCCGTGGGATGCCAAGCGCCGCAAGATGGCTCCGCCCGATCCACGCCCACTCTACAACCAGCCGGGGATGAAGGATGCTGCCCAAGTAGTGCTGGTCGAGGGCGAGAAGTGTGCGCAGGCCTTGATCGATGTCGGCATCGTGGCGACCACGGCGATGCACGGCGCGAATGCTCCGGTGGAGAAGACCGACTGGTCGCCGCTGGCAGGTAAATCCGTGCTGATCTGGCCCGACCGTGACAAGCCGGGCTGGGAGTACGCGACACAGGCGGCACAAGCCATCCTGTCGGCGGGTGCGAAGTCGTGCTTCATCCTGTACCCGCCCGAGGAGGCGGCGGACGGCTGGGATGCCGCCGACGCCATTGCCGAGGGCTTCGATGTTGCCGCCTTCCTCGCCCACGGCCCGCGTCTCCAGATGCACGACGTGGCCGATGCGGCAGAGCCGGTCGTCAGTAGCGACGAGTCGGTGTGGGGCACCGAGGATGCGCTGGCGCTGGCCTTTACCCGGCGCTATCACCGCGACTGGCGCTACGTTGCAGGCTGGGGGCGCTGGCTGGTGTGGGATGGCAATCGATGGCGCACCGAGGACACCCTCGCTGCTACCGATCTGATCCGCAGCGTTTGCCGGCACGCCGCTGTGCGCGCCGAGAATCCCAAGGTGGCGGCCAAGCTCGCCAGTTCGAGTACGGTCGGCGGTGTGGAACGGCTGGCCAGGGCGGATCGCAGGCATGCGGCCACCACAGAGGAGTGGGATGCCGACCCTTGGCTGCTCAACACCCCAGGCGGTGTGGTCGATCTGAAAACCGGCCGCCAGCGCCCGCATGACCGTGCCGACCGGATGACCAAGATCACCACAGCCACACCGGGAGGCGACTGCCCAACCTGGCGACGGTTCCTTGATGAGGTCACCGGGGGTGACGTGGAATTGCAGGCCTATCTGCAACGGATGGTGGGCTATGCGCTCACGGGCTCGACGCAGGAGCACGCACTGTTCTTCCTGTACGGGACCGGCGCAAACGGCAAGTCGGTGTTCGTGAACACGTTGGCCACCATCCTCGGCGACTACGCAACCAACGCACCCATGGACACGTTCATGGAAACCCGCACCGACCGGCATCCGACCGACATGGCGGGCCTGCGCGGCGCACGCTTCGTGGCGGCCATCGAAACCGAGCAGGGACGTCGTTGGGCGGAATCCAAGCTCAAGAACCTGACCGGCGGCGATAAGATTTCCGCGCGCTTCATGCGGCAGGACTTCTTCGAGTTCTTCCCGCAGTTCAAGTTGTTCGTCGCAGGCAACCACAAGCCGGCCATCCGCAACATCGACGAAGCGATGAAGCGGCGACTGCACTTGATCCCCTTCACGATCACCGTGCCGCCCGAGCGCCGCGACAAGCATCTGCAGCAGAAATTGCTGGCGGAGCGTGACGGCATCCTGGCGTGGGCGGTTCAAGGGTGTCTCGACTGGCAGCGCCACGGACGACTCGATCCGCCCCGGCGTGTGGTGGAAGCCACCGAGGAGTATTTCGAAGCCGAGGACGCGCTGGGTCGCTGGCTCGACGAGCGCTGCGTGCGCGAAGCCAACGCCAAGTCGCTGACCGCCGAACTTTTCAACGACTGGAAGCAGTGGGCCGACAGTGCCGGTGAGTTTGTCGGCTCGCAGCGGCGCTTCTCCGATCTCTTGATCACGCGCGGGCTGGAGAAGTGGCGCAACAGTGTGGGTGTGCGCGGCTTCCGGGGCGTGGGTCTCAAGGATCCGCCCAAGCCGGCCTACACCCCTTATGCCGACAACTGAACCCTATGACGACACACCGGCCTGACGCTTCCGACGCTCTACATCGTAACTCTCTATACGCGTGCGCGTGCGCGCGTCACGGGGAGTTACGACATGATCCGTCGGAAGCGTCAGACCTGCTCCCAAACAAGGACTGACACCATGACCACGACCATCCTCGCCCTCGATCTGGGCACCACTACCGGCTGGGCGCTGCGCGGCAACGACGGCCATATCACGAGCGGCTCCGAGAGCTTCCGCCCACAACGTTTTGAAGGGGGCGGCATGCGCTTCCTGCGCTTCAAGCGCTGGCTCACGGAGATCAAGCAATCCTGCGACGGCATCGACTGCCTGCATTTCGAGGAAGTGCGACGCCACGTCTCCACCGATGCGGCCCACGCCTACGGCGGGTTCCTGGCCACGCTCACGGCGTGGTGCGAGCACCACCAGATCCCGTACCAGGGTGTGCCAGTCGGCACGATCAAGAAACACGCGACCGGCAAGGGCAACGCGAGCAAGGACGAGATGGTGGCATCCATCCGGTCTCGTGGCCACCAGCCTGCCGATGACAACGAAGCCGATGCCCTGGCGCTGCTGCACTGGGCCATCGAGACACAGGAGGTGTGAGATGAAGATTCCGGCACAGCACTACCGCTGCCCGCTCGATCGCAGCTCTTCCCGAGAGGATCCGGAGAGCATCAAACGCCAGGGTTGGCGCGACCAGCACATCCTCGTGGTGTCCGAAGAGGACATGCGGTTGGATTTCGTCGAGCGCGAGTTCGTGCGACGCCTTGGAGAACGCCTGTATGGAGGGAAGCACCATGGCTGAGTGGACGATGGACGACGTGGCGGCCCGGTTTGCCGAGGCGGCCGAGACGGGACGGCGACTGCCACGGGTCAGGGTGCAAGGCTACTTCAACGTGTGGCCAGCCTTCGTGCGCGATGGGTGGGAAGGCTTCGACGACAAGGACTACGAATACCGGCCGCTGCCACCGACCCCTGAGGCGATCGAACGGATGCTGGAGACGATGCGCTGGATGCAGTGGTTGGAGGTGGAGCAGCGGCATCTGGTGTGGATGCGCGCAAAGCACTACGAGTGGAAGTTCATCTGCCGCCGCCTCGGGCGCGACCGCACAACTGCCTGGCGACGGTGGCAGAAGGCATTGCAGATCGTGGCCGATCATCTGGACGGTCGCCAGACTGCAGCCGCCGGTCACTCTTCCAAACTGGTGAGGCAAGTAGAGCAATACATGCCGTGAATGTCCTTGGTTTAAGGCTTCCGGGCATTCTTGGACGAAACTGGCATGCAACACAAAGGCCGGATTTTGATAGGATGACAGCTATGATCTGGCGAGCGGTGTGGGTGTGACGCCTGCATCGCTTCCGGTCAGAAAATTCGACGGGTCCTTCCTCGCCAGAAAGCCATGCGGGGGGCGCGAGCCCGGCATTTCGATAGCGTCAGACCGCGAAACGAGGTTACCGGGTTACCAGTTACCACCCCGCTTACCACCTGAACTGAGTTACCACCCAATCTACGACCCGCCCACTGTGGCGGGTTTTTGCATTCCATGACCCAAACCTTGAACGTCGAATACCGGAAGGTCGAGACGCTGATCCCGTTCGCCCGCAATCCGCGCACACATTCCGAGGCGCAGGTTGCCAAGCTCGCTGCCAGCATCGTCGAATTCGGCTGGACCAATCCCGTCCTGGTCGATGGTAGCAACGGCATCATTGCCGGGCATGGTCGGCTGGCCGCTGCCCGTAAGCTCGGACTCACCGAGGTGCCGGTCATCGAACTCGGTCACCTCTCGCCGGCACAGAAGCGCGCCTACGTGATCGCCGACAACCGTCTGGCACTCGACGCAGGGTGGGACGAAGAAATGCTTGCTGCGGAACTGGCGGAACTCACGGAGTCGGGTTACGACCTGACGCTGACCGGATTCACCAACGAGGAAATTGAGGATTTACTGGTGGATGGTGGGGAAGGAACGGCCGGAGAGTCCTCGGCTGATTCCGACGACGATGCTGCCGACGAGGTGCCTGATACGCCGGTCAATCCGGTATCGCGTCCAGGCGACGTCTGGCAACTGGGTGCGCATCGCGTGATTTGTGGTGATGCCGCCGATGCCGACGTGATCTCCACGCTTATGGCTGGCGATCAGGCAGCGCTGTGCTTCACCTCGCCACCCTACGGCAACCAGCGGGACTATACGAACACCATCATTGATTGGGATGCGCTGATGCGCGGCGTTTTCTACAACCTGCCGATGGCTCCGAACGGCCAGGTGCTCGTCAATCTCGGGCTGATCCACCGTAACAACGAAGTCATACCCTACTGGGATGGCTGGCTCGACTGGATGCGCACGCAGGGCTGGCGGCGTTTTGCCTGGTACGTCTGGGATCAAGGCCCGGGATTGCCCGGCGATTGGAATGGTCGGCTGGCACCTTCGTTTGAGTTCGTTTTCCACTTCAACCGTCAGGCACGGCAGGCCAACAAGATCATGCCCTGCAAGTTTGCGGGTCAGGAAACGCATCTACGCAAGGACGGCAGTTCCACGGCCATGCGCAAAAAGGATGGAACGATCGGTGGTTGGACTGCTGCCGGCACGCCCACTCAGGACACCAAGATTCCCGATTCCGTGATTCGCATCATGCGGCACAAGGGAAAGATCGGACAGGACATCGATCACCCGGCCGTGTTCCCGGTGGCGCTGCCCCAGTTCATCCTCGAGTCCTACACCGATGTCGGCGAAGTCGTCTTCGAACCCTTCTGCGGCTCGGGCACGACCCTGCTGGCTGCCGAGCGCATCGGCAGAGTGGCGCGTGCCACCGAGATCGCCCCCGAATATGTGGATGTCGCGGTGAAGCGCTTCCAGCAGAACTTTCCCGAAGTTCCGGTGACGCTGGTGTCGACAGGGCAGTCCTTCGCGGTGGTGGCCAGCGAACGCCTGGGAGGTGCGGCATGACGATTTCCTGGCTTGCCGACAAGATCGAGCAATGGCCCACGGCCAAGCTGGTGCCGTATGCGCGCAACTCGCGCACCCACTCGGATTCTCAGGTCGCCCAGATCGCGGCGTCGATCGCCGAGTTCGGTTTCACCAATCCGATCCTGGCTGGAAGCGATGGCGTCATCGTTGCTGGGCATGGCCGTCTGGCCGCTGCCCAGAAACTCGGGCTGGCGATGGTGCCGGTCGTGGTGCTCGACCATCTCACACCCACCCAGCGTCGCGCCCTGGTGATCGCGGATAACCGAATCGCGGAGAACGCCGGCTGGGACGAGGCGATGCTGCAGGTGGAACTGGCCGCGTTGCAGGACGATCAATTCGACTTGGCCCTGACCGGGTTCGACGCCGATGCCCTAGCCGATCTGCTAGCTGGCGAGGAGACCACCACCGAGGGTGACACCGACGAGGATGCCGTTCCGGATGAGTCCGGCGCAGTGGTCTCGCGGGCGGGCGACGTCTGGATCTGTGGTGAGCACCGGGTGATCTGTGGCGATGCCACCGATGCCGATGCATACGCGACGGTGCTCGGTGACGAGATCACCGACATGGTCTTCACTGATCCGCCGTACAACGTCAACTACGCCAACTCGGCCAAGGACAAGATGCGTGGCAAGGATCGGGCGATCCTCAACGACAACCTGGGCGACGGGTTCTATGACTTCCTGCTGGCGGCACTGACGCCTACCGTGGCGCATTGCCAGGGTGGCATCTACGTGGCGATGTCATCGAGCGAACTCGACCGTCTACAGGCTGCGTTCCGAGCGGCCGGTGGCCACTGGTCAACCTTTGTCATCTGGGCCAAGAACACCTTTACGCTCGGTCGCGCCGACTACCAGCGCCAGTACGAGCCGATCCTCTATGGCTGGCCCGAGGGCGCCGAGCGTCACTGGTGCGGCGACCGCGACCAGGGTGATGTATGGCAGATCAAGAAACCGCAGAAGAACGATCTGCACCCGACCATGAAACCGGTGGAACTGGTGGAAAGGGCCATTCGCAATTCGAGTCGTCCCGGCGATGTGGTGTTGGACCCGTTCGGTGGCTCGGGCACGACGATGATTGCGGCCCACAAGTCTGGCCGCAAGGCGCGGCTGATCGAACTGGATCCAAAGTACGTTGATGTGATCGTTCGCCGCTGGCAGGACTATGCCGGGGCGAAGGCCATCAGGCTGTCCGATGGTGTGGCATTCGACGCGCTGTCAGTCGGTGGGGAACTCCGGCAGGAGGTCGCCGCTGGTGATGTCGGCGCAGTAAGTGACGTTGCCGAATTCGCTGGGGTCATCGGCGAGGATGACCCCGCCGACTGACTGGATTGCCACGCCGTACTTGCGGGTGAGCTTGGTCAGTTCGGCGATGAACTTGTCGTAGTTGGCTTCGAGTTGCGGGGTGGTGACGACGGCAGCCATGGTGATCTCCTTACGCTGCTTCGGCTTCGAAGGATTCGTCGGTCACTTCGCAGTGGATCACGAAGCCGGTGAGGTAAGGCAGCCCCTTGGGGATGCCGTAGTCCTTGCTGGTCTGGCGGCCAATCGTCCAGCCCATCCACCGGATCACGGCGGCGTCGATGGCCTGCTGGATCGTCTGGCCCCGCAGCATCTCGTTGAGGACGTCATCCGCAAAGTGACGTCCGTGGCGACTGTCGAGGAACAACCTGACCGATTCGAGGGGCTGGTTGGTGGCGTCCGAAATCGCGGTCATCGCGACGGACCAGGCTGCTTCGGCGTTGTCGTTCATCGTGCCAAAAAAGCCCCAGGCTTCGTTCTGGGTGGCGGGGATGGTTTGCTTCGTGGTCATCGTTGTCTCCTGGGTTGATCGTTGCGACACCCGTATGAACGCGCTGTTTGATTGAGAAGCCAAGCTATTTATCGCAGATAGTTGAATCATTTTTCGGTGGCGATTTGATCGAGTAGTTCCATGGCACCGGCGTCGCTGCACAGTGCGATGCGCAGGGTGCTCAGCGCCTGGTCGATGCTGACTTCGGGCCGGCGATTGTCGAGCAGCCAGCGAATCGCGTTGACCTGGTCGTTGCCCGGCGAGTCAATCGCCACCCCGACGTAGCGCCCGTAGCTGCCTCCAGAAGGATCAACGTAAAGGGTAGTCCGGCCGGGGGCGCTGACCTCCACGACTTGCCGATGACCATTGGCGTGGCCACCGCGTCCGGTGAGCCAATCGCGATCCTCCAGCAGTGTGTTGGCAAAGGCATCGTATTCGGCGGTGGTCAGTTGCTTGCGGAACTCGATCGTGATGGACTCTGGTGGTGCGCTCGGGTCCGTGTTGTGAAGTACCTCATCGAGGCTGCAGGGCTTGCGGGTAAAGCGGGCGTGGATGGTGGTGGTCATGATGGTCTCCGGTCGGTTGATTGCTGTGACAGACGCATGAACGCGCTGTTCAATCACGAAGCCAAGCACTTTTTGATGAAAAATGAATTGGTGGGAGAATCCGCATTTTCCAACCAAAGGGAGTGCCACCTACATGAACAAATCGGAACTGATTGATGCTCTGGCTGCCAAGACTGACTCCACCAAGGCTGCGGCCGGCAAAGCGGTTGATGCATTGGTCGAGATCATTACCGCTCAGGTCGCCAAGGGCAACGACGTCGCCCTGATCGGCTTTGGCACCTTCAAGGCTTCCAAGCGCGCTGCCCGCACGGGTAAGAACCCGAAGACCGGCGAGGTGCTGAAGATCGCTGCCACCACAGTTCCGACCTTCAAGGCTGGCGCTGGCTTCAAGGCCGCCGTTGCCCCGAAGAAGAAAGCCAAGAAGTAATCTCCATCTCCTTGGGGTGAGTCGGGGCGGTACCGGGTGTCCGAGCCGCCCCGATTGTTTTACGGGTCAGATGATCCGGTAGGTACGCTCCCCGCCATCGGCCTTGTCCGAGGTGAGGTTGAGCCCGAGTTTCTTTTTGAAAGCCCCGGCAAAGGTGCCGCGTACCGTGTGCGCCTGCCAACCGGTGGCTTCGCAGATCTGATTGATGGTGGCACCCTCGGGACGCTGCAACATCTGAATCACGGTGGCCTGCTTGCTGTTCTCGCGGGTACGGGGCTTGCCCTCGACGCCGACCTTGAGCAGTTGCTGGGCGGCGGCCTGTTTCTCTCGCGCCCAATTGGCCTCTGAGGCCGACACGGCGGCCTCGACCTCGGGGTCGGGGTGAGTGGTGGCAGGCGCCGGCAGGTTGCGCCCAAGGGCCACGTAACCCTCGGCGGCGACGAAGTAATTGTCCTGGCCGTCGCGGGTGATCAGGGCCTTGTTGAACAAGCCTTGGATGACCTTGTGCCGGGCACCGCCCTTCACATTATCGGGAAACCAGACGATCTGGCCGTTGGTCTGGTCGATGGCGTGTTCGAGGATGTCGTACTGGGTCGTGCTGAGTGTGATGCGGGTGGTCATGGTGATCTCCTGGTCGATGGATGAGTTTCAGTCTTCCCAGATCTGGCTGCCGTCGTGGCTGATCCAGAGTCTGGCGTCGTCGTCGGTCGCCATCTCGATGGTGGCGATGCCGCTGGCAATGTGGTGGCCGTCCTTTCCGGTGGTGCGGTAGGTCAGTCCGTCGTGGCGAACCTCGCAAGGCCTGCCGGCGAGGAACTCGATCTCGATGCTCAACGCGCCGCGAGGTTTGTGGTTGGTGTCGGTCACGTTGGCGTTGATGGTCTGGGTGGTCATGCTCTGCTCCTGCGTTGTTTGATGGTGATTGCATGAACGCGCTGTTCGGGATGGAAGCCAAGCACTGAATCGCGAAATGTTCGCGAAACCGCACCTGGCTTGATGCAAATCAGGTCGGACCGCCTTTCAAAACCTTGATGCCCTCGTGTGCCATGGTGAGCACGGCGGTCTGGTAGGCGACCTGCGCCAGGCCAGGCACGTCACGGGCATCGTCGATCAGGGTGTCGAGGGTCGGCCGGCTGATCGCGCGCATCGCCGCGCAGGCGGCTTCCTGTTGCGCTTCCGTTGCCTCGCGGATTGCCGGGTAAAGGCGGATCAGGGTGGTCAGGGCGTCGTGGGCGAGTCGCTTGCCCAGGGTGTCGATCGAGTCGCGGGTGGTGGTGTTCACGGCGCCTCCTGCTCAAAGGACTTCGGATTCGAGGAGCACGTCCTCGTAACTGAAATCGGTGTTGCCAACGATCTGGCCATTTTCGAGTTCGTAACTGGGTTGCTCGTCGCGGTCATTGACGAAGACGACGCGCAGCACCTGGCTGTCGATGCGGATGTAATCGCCCGGTTGGGCTTTTGTTGCGTAGCTCATTGCAATCTCCTTGCTTGGTTGATGGTGATTGCATGAACGCGCTGTTCAGGAGGAAAGCCAAGCTCTGATTCGCAACGTTGGAGAACATCTGCGATGGGCTTGATGTAGATCATGGGTCTGTCGATACGCGCCTACGCCCGGCATCGCGGCGTCTCTCACGTGGCAGTCAAGAAGGCGATCGATAGCGGGCGCATCACGCCCGAGTCAGATGGGACGATCGAACCGAATCGCGCCGATCTCGAATGGGCACAGAACACCGTGAGCGCCCGGAAACCGGCCCCGGCCAAGGCAGCACCTGCTACCGTCGAACCGCCTCGCACACGAACGATCGAGCCAGCGGAACCGCCCTCCCCTACTCTCTCGACCGGCGGCACCTCGCTGCTGCAGGCTAGGACGGTGAATGAGGTGGTCAAGGCGCAGACCAATAAGGTGCGCCTGGCCCAACTCAAAGGCGATCTGGTCGATCGGGCCCAGGCGATTGCCCATGTCTTCCGGCTGGCGCGCACGGAGCGTGATGCTTGGCTCAACTGGCCGGCGCGCATCTCCGCGCAGATGGCAGCCAAGTTGGAGATCGACGCCCACGAATTGCACGTGGCCCTGGAATCCGCCGTGCGCGATCACCTGATCGAACTTGGCGAACTGCGCGCCCGGGTGGATTGATGGAACTGGAAGACTACGAAGGCGCGCTCGACATCGAACGTGCCTGGCAGGAGGGGCTTGTCCCGGATCCGCTGCTGTCGGTATCGGAATGGTCGGACCGGCATCGCATGCTGTCCTCCAAGGCCTCGTCAGAACCGGGGCGGTGGCGGACCAGCCGCACGCCATATCTGAAAGAGATCATGGATTGCCTGTCGCCAACCTCGCCGGTCGAGCGGGTGGTGTTCATGAAAGCCGCCCAGTTGGGCGCGACCGAGATGGGATCGAACTGGATCGGCTACGTGATTCACCACGCCCCCGGTCCGATGATGGCGGTGTGGCCGACAGTGGAAATGGCCAAGCGCAACTCCAAGCAGCGGATCGACCCGCTGATCGAGGAGTCGCCGATCCTCAAGGAACTGATCGCGCCGGCCAGGAGCCGGGACTCCGGCAACACCATCCTGGCGAAGGAATTCCGGGGCGGTGTGCTGGTTATGACCGGGGCCAACAGCGCCGTCGGCCTGCGCTCGATGCCGGTGCGCTACCTGTTCCTCGACGAGGTCGATGGCTATCCCCTCGACGTTGATGGCGAGGGGAATGCGGTGGCACTGGCCGAGGCCCGCACCCGAACGTTTTCTCGGCGGAAGATCTTCATCGTGTCGACGCCAACGATTGCTGGTGTCAGCACCATCGAACGGGAGTACGAAGCATCGGACCAGCGACGCTACTTTGTGCCGTGTCCGCACTGCGGTCATCGGCAGTGGCTGCGCTTTGAGCAACTGCGCTGGGAGCGAGGTGAGGATGGCACCTTCCCGGAGACGGCGGCCTACGTCTGCGAGTCCTGCGAGGTGCCAATTCCCGAGCATCACAAGACCTGGATGCTGGAGCATGGCGAGTGGCGGGCCATGGTGGAAAAGTCGGCCGAAGGCAGCAACAAGACGGCCGGCTTTCACCTGTCGAGCCTATACAGCCCGATCGGCTGGCGGTCGTGGCGGGACATCGCCATGGCCTGGGAGCGTGCCATCAGCAAGGAGTCCGGGTCGTCAGCCGAGATCAAGACCTTCAAGAACACTGAACTCGGGGAAACCTGGGTCGAGGAAGGCGAAGCGCCCGACTGGCAGCGCTTGCTGGAACGCCGCGAGGACTACCGGATCGGGACCATTCCAGTTGGTGGCCTGCTGCTGACTGCCGGTGCCGACGTCCAGAAGGATCGCATCGAAGTGTCGATATGGGCCTTCGGCCGAGGTAAGGAATCCTGGCTGGTTGAGCACCGCGTACTCATGGGCGACACTGCCCGCGACGAGGTGTGGAAAACACTGGCCGGCGTACTGCGCGAAACCTGGACGCATGAAACCGGCTGCCAGCTTGGACTTGCTCGTTTGGCACTGGATACCGGCTTCGCGACGCAGGAAGCCTATGCGTTTGTTCGGGGCATGCGCGATCCGCGTCTGATGGCCGTCAAGGGTGTAGCCCGGGGAGCAGCACTGATCGGCACGCCGACGGCGGTGGATGCCACCACCGGCGGCAAGAAACTGCGCCGGGGGATAAAAGTGTTCTCGGTGGCCGGAGGTATCGCCAAGCTCGAGTTCTACAACAACCTGCGCAAGTCCCCGGAGGTCGCCGAGGATGGGGTCACGATCCGTTACCCCACCGGCTTTGTCCATCTGCCCAAGGTCGATGCCGAGTACCTGCAGCAACTGTGTGCCGAGCAGTTGGTGACCCGGCGTGACCGAAACGGCTTTGCCATCCGCGAGTGGCAGAAGATGCGCGAACGCAACGAGGCGCTGGACTGCTACGTCTATGCCCGGGCCGCTGCGGCAGCCTCCGGCCTCGATCGCTTCGAGGATCGCCACTGGCGAGAACTGGAAAAGCAACTCGGGATCGTGACCACCGATCCCCCTGATTCGTCTGATGTACCCGATATCGAGGCCACCCATAGCGGTGGCCTTGCAGTTTCTGGCGTCCGCAAACCTGGCCGTCAATTGATCCGCAGCCGTTGGCTGACATAACTGGAGTAACTCATGAGCCTGCAAACCCAACTCAATAGCTTCGTCCTCCGCGTTGCTGAGGAATTCAATACCGTCAAAGGCCGCACCGGCACCCTGACGGCCCTGACGACGACAGACAAGTCGAGTCTCGTCGCCGCCATCAACGAACTCAAGGCTGCGATTGTCACGGCGGTCATGATCGATGACCTGCAGGTGTCGACCACGACCACCTATTCGTCGAACAAGGTCGTCACGCTGCTCGATGCCCTCAAGGCGGACATCCTGGGTGGTGCCGATCCGGCCTACGACACGCTGCTGGAACTCCAGCAGGCGTTGCAGAACGATCAGTCCGGCATCGCCGCTCTGACATCGGCTATCGACAAGCGCGTCCGCTTCGATGCTGCGCAGACGCTCACCGTCCTGGAGCAGCAGCAGGCTAGGACCAACATCGGTGCGGTGGCTGCCACTGATATTGGCGACGTCGCGACCGACTTTGTCGCGATCTTCGAAGCCGCCCTGGTGTAAGGCATGAGCCTCGCATCGCAACTCTCTGCGCTGGCCAGCCGCATCGGCAACGAGATCAAGGGGCTGATCCGTCCCGATCACCCCGGACTCGCGCGTGCCTGGGTCAACTTCGGCTACGCGAATGGGTCGGTGCAACTACGTGCCGCCCACAACGTGGCGTCCGTGACCCGTCTGGCCACTGGCCGATACCGCATCGCTTTTGAGACCGCGATGCCCGATACGGGGTACTGCTGGGTGGCCACCGGGCGCAGCAATACGAACAGCGGCACCGTTCGCTTCGCTGCTGCTCGCGGCACTGCCGACAACAAGGTGGAGGCCGGGCTGGAGATCGTCTGTACGTCCTCGTCGGGGTCGCTCGCCGACTCCCCCGAGGTCAGCCTGGTGGTGTTCCGGTGAGTACGCCGACCTACACCGAGGCCCAGTTACAGGCCCTGCGCGATGCACTGGCCAAGGGCGAGAAGCGCGTGACCTTCGGCGACAAGACCGTCGAATACCGTTCGATTGAAGAACTCACGGCGTCGATCCATGAGGTCGAGGTGGCGCTGCACAAGGATGCCGTGACGACCGGACTGATTCCGCGTGCCGCCCGGCAGATCCGCATCACCACGGCGAAGGGGTTCTGAATGGGCTGGATCAAAAGAATCTCCCGCCGCATGTTCGGCGGCAACCCGCTGCACGAGGCCGCAGGTGCCGGTCGGCGTTCGTTTGCCTGGCTGCCGAGCAATCCGGGTGCCGTCGCGGCAATGACGGCAACCCAGACAGAACTGCGCACCAAGAGCCGCGATCTGGTGCGGCGCAACGCCTGGGCCAACGCCGCCCTGGAATCCTATGTCGCCAATGCCATCGGTACCGGCATCAAGCCGCAGTCGCTGGTCGCGGACCCGACAATCCGCGAGCGGATCCAGGCCTTGTGGCGCGACTGGACCCTGGATGCCGATGCGGCGGGCCTGACCGACTTCTACGGGCTGCAGGCGCTTGCGTGCCGCGCCATGCTCGAAGGTGGCGAGGCGCTGATCCGCATCCGCTACCGCCGGAAGGAGGATGGTCTGGCTGTGGCGCTGCAATTGCAGGTGCTGGAGCCCGAGCATCTGCCGGTAACCCTCAACACTACGGCAGAAAACGGCAATGTGATCCGGGCTGGCATCGAGTTCGATCGACTCGGTCGGCGCGTGGCCTACCACCTCTATCGTACCCATCCCGAGGATGGTGCCCTGGCGCCGATGTCCGGCAATGGCGGCATGGAAACCGCGCGAATCGACGCCAGCGAAATCCTGCATCTGTTCCGGCCGCTGCGTCCAGGCCAGATCCGGGGCGAGCCGTGGCTGGCGCGGGCCTTGGTCAAGCTCAACGAACTCGACCAGTACGACGATGCCGAACTGGTGCGCAAGAAGACCGCCGCGATGTTCGCCGGCTTCATCACCCGTCTGGCCCCCGAAGACAACCTGATGGGCGAAGGCTCGGCCGATCCCAACGGCGTGGCGCTTGCCGGGCTGGAACCGGGCACCTTGCAGATCCTGGAGCCGGGTGAGGACGTGAAATTCTCGCAGCCGGCCGATGCCGGCGCGAGCTATGCCGAGTTCCTGCGCATGCAGTTCCGTGCGGTCGCTGCCGCCATGGGAGTGACCTATGAGCAACTGACCGGGGATCTCACCCAGGTCAATTACTCCTCGATCCGGGCTGGACTGCTCGAGTTCCGCCGCCGCTGCGAAGCCCTCCAGCACGGCGTGATCGCCCATCAACTGTGCCGGCCAATCTGGCAGGCTTTCATCGAACAGGCCGTACTTGAAGGGGCGCTGTCGCTGCCGGGCTATGCCCGGGGCGGCAAGGCCCAGCGGCGCGCATACCTGGCGGTGAAGTGGATTCCACAGGGCTGGCAGTGGGTGGATCCGCAGAAGGAGTTCAACGCCATGCTGACGGCGATGCGTGCCGGTCTGCTGTCGCGCTCCGAGGCGATCTCGTCCTTTGGCTACGACGCTGAGGATGTCGATCGCGAGATTGCAGCGGATAACGCCCGGGCGGATGCCCTCGGCCTCGTGTTCGAGTCCGACCCTCGTCATGACCTGGGGATACAGCCAACTGCCCCCGACGTTCCCGACAACCCGGAGAACCCCTGATATGAATCTGCCTCACCTTGCGTCTCGTCTTTATGGGACGCCACTTCTGCTCGCCCGTGCCAAGCTGGATGTGATCCTCTCCGTGCTTGGCGAACGGGTCAATTGGCCTGAATCCGATCTGGCCGCGCCGAGTATTCAGAAGCGGCCGTCGATCGATGCCCCGACTGGCATCGCCGTGATTCCGGTGGTTGGCTCACTGGTGCGCCGCACGCTGGGTCTCGATCCGGCCTCAGGCTTCACGTCCTACGCCGAGATTGCCGGCATGGTCGACGCCGCTCTCGCGGATCCCTCGGTCGAGGGGATTGTGCTCGACATCGATTCCCCCGGTGGTGAAGCGGGCGGCGTATTTGAACTCGGCGAGCGGATCCGTGCCGCCAATACCATCAAGCCAGTCTGGGCGGTCGCTGCCGATTCCGCCTTCTCGGCGGCCTATGCGATCGGCTGCTCGGCGTCCCGGCTGATGGTCAGCCGTACCGGCGGCGTCGGCTCCATCGGCGTGATTGCCATGCATGTCGACCAGACCGCCCGGGATGCCCAGCAGGGCTATCGCTACACGCCGATCACGGCTGGGGATCACAAGAACGACTTCTCTCCCCACGAAAAACTCACCCCCGACGCCCATGCCCGTCTGCAGGCCGAGGTCGATCGACTGTATGGCCTATTCGTCGATCACGTTGCCGCCATGCGCCGACTCGACACCAATGCCGTGCGGGCGACCGAGGCCGGCATCTATTTCGGTCCGGACGCCGTGTCCAGCGGCCTTGCCGATGCTGTCGGCAATCTCGATGCAGTGCTCGCGGAATTCAGCAGCTTTCTGGTGGCTCGCCGGGCGCGCGGCCACACGTCATCCGGTTCCAAGCGCTCGTTAGCAGCAAGCCCCTCAACCCTGATGGAGAACACTCCCATGACCACCCCTGATATCCAAGAACATCCTGCGGCAGCGGAAACCCTCGCCCCTGAGCCGACAAACGAGAGTCCTGCGGCTGAACCGGCAGCACCCGCCCCCGAGGCAGCACGCCCCGATGCGGTGGCCATCGCCGAACTCTGCCAACTCGCAGGCCACCCCGAACTGACCGCCGCCTTCCTCGCCGAAGGCGTCTCAGAAGCACAAGTGCGCAAAGCACTGCTGGCCTCGCGGGCCGATAGCCCGGAAATCCGCTCGACGATCGCACCGGATGCCTCGGCCCCTCAGCAATCCCCATCTGCCGCCAATCCCTTGATGGCGGCCGTCAAGAAACTCACTGGAAAGGAGTAAGTCATGCCCGTCATTACCGAAGGTCTCAATCTGGGCGATCTGCTCAAGTACGAAGCCCCCAATCTCTATTCGCGTGATCAGGTCACGGTCGCCGCCGGCCAGAACCTCGTGCTCGGCACAGTGGTGGGCATCGACGCCACCACGGCCAAGGTCAAACAGATCGACCCGGCAGCCACGGATGGCACCGAAGTCGCTGTCGGCGTTCTCGCCACCTCGGTTGACGCCACCCTGATCGATCGCGAGGACGGGATTCTGATTGCCCGTCATGCCGTCGTCGCCGATCAAGCCCTGACCTGGCCGGCTGGTATCACCCCCCTCGACAAAGCCGCCGCGATCGCCCAACTCAAGGCAGCGGGTGTGCTCGTTCGCCACGCTGTTTAAAGGAGCCATCTAATGCAGAACCCGTTCTCGAATCCCGCCTTCTCGATGGCGAACCTTACGGCCGCCATCAATCTCCTGCCGAACCGCTATGGCCGGCTGGAGTCTCTCAATCTGTTTCCGGTCAAGCCGGTGCGCTTTCGTCAGATCCTCATCGAGGAGAAGAACGGTGTGCTGAATCTGCTGCCAACCTTGCCGGTGGGCAGCCCCGGCACGGTGGGCCAGCGCGACAAGCGCAAGATGCGCTCCTTCGTCGTGCCCCACATCCCTCACGACGATGTAGTACTGCCGGAGGAAGTCCAGGGCCTGCGCGCCTTCGGTTCGGAAACCGAACTGGAGACAGTCGCCGGCGTCATGGCCCGCCATCTGGAAACGATGCGCAACAAGCACGCCATCACGCTCGAACACCTGCGCATGGGGGCACTGAAAGGCATCATCCTCGATGCTGACGGCTCGACGCTCTACAACCTCTACGACGAGTTCGGCATCGCGCCGAAGGCGATCAACTTCGCGCTGGCCACGGATAGCACCAACGTCCGCCAGAAGTGCGTCGATACGTTGGCGCATATCGAGGAGAACCTGCGCGGCGAGTTCATGACCAACGTACGCTGCCTGTGCTCTCCCGAGTTCTTCGAGAAACTGATCGCCCATCCCAAGGTCGAGAAGGCTTACGAGAACTTCCAGCAGGGCGCGATCCTGCGTGACGACGTGCGCACCGGTTTCACCTTTGGTGGCATCGTGTTCGAGGAGTATCGCGGCCAGGCGACCGATGGCAATGGGGCAACCCGTCGCTTCATCGCGGCCGGCGAGGCGCATGCCTTCCCCGTAGGCACTATCGACACCTTTGGTACCTACGTGGCCCCGGCGGACTTCAACGAGACCGTCAATACCCTCGGCCAGCCGCTCTACGCCAAACAGGACTCCCGCAAGTTTGAACGCGGCACCGATCTGCACACGCAGTCCAACCCGCTGCCGATGTGCCATCGCCCGGGCGTGCTGGTCAAGCTGACGATGTCCTGATGGTCTCAGTCAGTGATCTCTATGCCGCCGCTGGTCGGGCTGGACTGCTGACACCCGCCATGATCGGGGGCGCGGAAGTGCTGGTGGACTTCCGTGCGCCCGATGTGGAGGTGCTCGATGGCCTGGGACTGTCATCCGACTTTGCCATCCGCTATCCCGCTGAAGACGTCGTGCTCGACACCGGTCACGAACTCGTGATCGGTGGCGTTACCTATCGGGTACGGGAAGTTCGCGCGATGGGAGATGGCACAGAGTGCCGGGCGACGCTGATGCGGATTTAGCGGTCGATCCGGATCCAGCCATTCCAGATCATGCGGCTGATGGCGGCATTCGCGGCCTGCCGGTCGAAGCGCTCCGGGTCGAAATCAAACCCGGCCCACTCACGCAGCGCCTTGGCTTCATCGCTGTACGGAGCATCTTCGAGGACTTCAAGCATCTGTAGGTAGTTGCCCGGACTACCGCAGTTTTCGGGAGAACACGCACGTTGCCCGTCAGTGATCAGGGCGTAGTTCGCACCCGCTGAGTCGGCATCGATGTCTTCGATGGATTCCACCGTGATGCGGTGAAACCAACTGTCACCGAAGTCGTACAGGTAATCGCAGGTGTCATTGACATCGAGCAGTTGGTTGAGGCGGTACTTCTTTTCGTCGTGCATGACCCAGCCGATCTCGTCGAGCTCCGGATCGGGAATTCCGTAGTGGAGATTCCGAATTAGGAATTTGTGGAGATGCGAGCCATTCCAGCCCATCGCGGCTTGCAGCACTTCATGCAGAACATCCAGGCGAACTCGCCCGTCAATCTGAATACGTCGCCAGATTGATGGGCGGATGCCAATGAGTTCGACATGCAGCGTGTAGAGGCTGGGCTTGGACTGGCTGTGGCGATGTTTCTTGGTTTTGGGCGCGGTAGTCACGACGAATCCTTGTACGTGCCCGCCATTGTACGAACCCCTTTATGAAAGAACAGCATGAACTCAATCAGAGAACGCATCCTGCAAGCCTTGACCAGTCGTCTGGCACCCATCGCGCAGGGCGAAGGCGCTCAGATCCTGCGCTCACCAACCACAGCAGTCACCCGCGAGGCTTCGCCTGCACTGCTGATCTTTCCCGAGGCGGAGTCCATCGCCCAGCGCGCCAACGACCGCATCGAGCGTCATCTGGTTGTCCGACTCGTGGCACTGGCCCGAGCCACCGACACCGAACCGGCTGAGGTGATTGCCGACCGGCTGGTGGCGGCTTGTCATACGGCGCTGTTTTCCGATCCGAATCTGGGCGGCACCACGTTGGGACTTCAAGAACTGGATTGTGACTGGGACATCGAGGATGCCGATGCCACGGCCGCCGCAATTCCGGCGCGCTACCAGATCACCTACCGCACCCTGGTCCATGACCTGACGGCCCAGGGCTGAACAACTTTCCATCTAAGGAGTAAACGATATGGCCTATTTTTCCGGTCAGGGGCGCGTATTCATCGGTGCCCGTACCAGCGGCGGCAATCCTGCCGGCCTCAACTTCGTCGGCAACGTTCCCGACCTCAAGGTATCCCTTTCGGTCGAGACCCTCGAGCATCAGGAATCGCAGTCCGGACAGCGTTTGACCGATCTGCAGATCATCAAGGGCAAGAAAGGCGAGTTTGCCTGCACCCTGGAAGAACTCATCCCGAGCAATCTCGAACTGGCGCTCTACGGCAGCACCACGGTCGTGACTACCGGTACCGTGACCGACGAAGCGATCGCCACCACGGCCGAAGCGAACAAGCTCTATCTGCTCGGCAAGCAGAACGTGTCGTCCTTGGTGGTGAAAGCAGGAGCGACCACGGTCGCCAACACCAAGTACACCGTGAATGCCAAGCACGGCTCCTTCCAATTCACCGACATTACGGGTGTCACCGGTGCCATCACCGCCAGCTATTCCTACGGAGCAGCCAACGTGACGGCGATGTTTACCCAGCCCTTGCCGGAGCGCTGGGTACGCTTCGAGGGACTCAATACCGCCGATTCGAACCGCGAAGTCGTGATCGACCTCTACCGCGTGGCCATCAACCCGGCCAAGGAACTGTCGGTGATCACCAGCGACCTGCTCAAGTTCGAGTTGTCCGGGCAGGTGCTCGCCGATCTGACCAAGTCGGCCAGTGGTGAGTTGGGGCAATTCGGCCGGATCGTCCTGCTGTGAAAAAGCCCACTGATCCCTTGGCCGTTCTGCCACCCGTCCCGGTCGAGATCCACGTGGCGGAGCAGACGGTCGCACTCACGCCGCTCGTGCTGGGCGAACTGCCAGCTTTCGCCAAGGCCATTCAGCCCTTCACGGCGGATCTCGCCATCGAACCGGACTGGCTGCGGCTTCTGGGTAGTCACGGCGACGCCATGATCGAGGCCATGTCCATCGCCAGCCGCCAACCCCGCGAATGGATTGCCGGGCTGGCGCTGGACGAGGCGATCTGCCTTGCGCAGGCCCTGTTCGAGGTGAATGCGGATTTTTTTATCCAGCGGGTGGTGCCGAAGCTGGGCGAGGCAGTGAGTCGCATCGGCAGTCAGCTGCTCAGTCCAGATCATGGGCCGACGCCTGCCAGCGCCTGATCGCTCATGGTCATGCCTGGCAGGACATCCGGCACTACACCCTGGCGCAGGTCGATGCCTGGATCGACGCCATCGATCGTCAGGAGCAGCGGCAACTGGCCAATCTGCTGACGGTCATCGCCACTGGCAGTCAGGGAACGGGCGAGGTCATCCGCAAGGCCATTCAGAGTCTCACATAACGCCGCAACGCCGACCTCAGGCCACGCACCGTCAATGAACCTTCGGACGTGGCGGTCGGCAAGTAAGGCGTTTCACACGGATGCTCAAAATCTCCCTGACCACCTCGGGCCTGCTCGACAAGCGCGAATTGGCCGCCTGGACACGCTCACGCCGCGAGGCGATCCATAAGGCGGTCGCTTTGGGGATGCGTGACAGCAGCCGCAGCCTGACGGAAGCACTACGCACCCGCATGCAGTCCGATCTGGCGATCCGCAAGCCGGCCTTTTTGCGCTCGATGCGGGCCAAGGTGCTGGATCGCGATCCGTTGCGGTTGCCAGCCTTGCTGGTGGGGTCACGGGTTTCCTGGCTGGGTGTGCATGTGCGAGGGGCGACCCTGACCGGCAAGATGCTGATCCCGCTGACTGAGTCCGGACGGCGGATGGGGCGCAAGGCCTTCGCCCGGGTGATCGACACCCTGATACGTTCCGGCAATGCCTGGTTTATTCGCAAGGACGGCAAGGTCATTCTGATGGCGGAGAACATCAAGGAGAACGCCTCGGCCTTGACGCGCTTCAAGCGCGCCGAGCGGCAGCGCACCGGGGCGAAATCGATCAAGCGTGGCCAGGAGATTCCGATCGCCGTCCTGGTACCCCGCGTCACCCTGAAACGCCGCTTCGACTTCGACGGGACGGTGCGGCGTGCCATGCCGCAACTGGCCCAATCCATCAATCGTTACTTGAACCGCAACTGACATGGCTTCCGATCGCGCACAGATCCTCATCACTGCCGTCGACCAGACCCGCACAGCCCTGGATAGCATCCGGAACAACCTCGGGCGTCTCGGTGACGAAACCCGTCGCGTGCAGGGATTGCTGGCAGGTCTTGGTGTCTCGCTCACGCTGGGCGCATTCGCGGCACTCGTCAAGGGAGCGATCGACTCTGCCGATGAACTGAACAAGCTCTCCCAGAAAATTGGCATCTCGATCGAGGCATTGTCGACGCTGCAATTCGCCGCCCAGTTGTCGGATGTCGGGCTTGATACCTTAAAAACCGGCCTGAAAGGACTTTCCGCCAACCTGACGGAAGCACGTTCCGGACTGGGCGAAGGCGCTGCCCTGTTTCAGGCGCTCGGCATTTCGGTCGAAGATACGGCAGGCAACCTCAAGTCATCGGACACGATCCTGCTGGAGATTGCTGATCGCTTCGCCAGCTTCGAGGACGGGGCCACCAAGACGGCCCTGGCGGTCAAGCTCTTTGGCAAGAGCGGGATGGACATGATTCCGTTCCTGAATCAGGGGTCATCGGGAATCCGCGCACTGATGCAGGAAGCCGAACGGCTCGGCCTGAAGTTGTCGACCGAAACCGCTCAGGCGGCTGAAGCCTTCAACGACAACCTGACGGCACTCAAAGCCTCGTCTTCCGGGTTAGGCATTTCGTTGGCCACCGAGTTGCTGGCACCCTTGCGGGTCGTGACGGATGCCATCCGCGAAGGCCAGGGAGAAGCGACCGGGTTCGCAGCCATTCTCGGCGGTGCGTTTAAAACCACCCTGGAGGCGATTCTCGTTCTTGGCGTGAATGTCGCCTATGTCTTCAAGTCGATGGGCACCGAGATCGGTGGCATGGCCGCGCAACTCACCGCGCTGGCACGCCTCGATATCCGGGGTTTCAAGGCGATCGGCGAAGCCATGCGTGAAGATGCGGCCAAGGCGCGTGCCGAGGTCGATGCCTTGTCGGCACGCATCCTCAATCCGCCCCAGGCACGCCCGGCGGGGCCAACTCCTACCACTCCGATTACGGGAAATACGGGCGCGGCGACAGAAGACATGCAGCGCATGGCATGCGTGCTCTCGGGCGGTGAATGGCGTGGCGGACGCTGCATCAAGAAAGGCGCGGAAGCCAAGGACAACAGCGCAGCGCGCCTGGCCGTCCTGAAAGCACAGGCCGACGCAGAATTCCGTCTGCTCAAGACCGGGCTGGATCAGCAGAAGGCCGCCCTCGCCCGGGCCCTGGATGATCGCCTGGTATCGATTCGGGACTACTACGCGCAAAAGACCCGTCTTGAGCAGGCGGCCGTCGACGAGGATGTCTCTCGCAAAACCCAGGAGCGCAATGCCCAGCAACAGATATCACGTAGCGGCAAGGACGAGGCCACCCGGCTGCGGGCCATGGCCGAGGTCAAGAAACTTGATGGCGAGATAGCCGTTCTGGCACAACAACGCGGTGAGATCGAGGTGGCCAATGCCCATGCGGCGGCTAACGCCGAACGGCAACTCGCCAATGAACTCGCCAGGGTGCGGGATCGTCTCGCCGAGGTCAGTAGTGGAGCGGGTGGTGACAGTACACGCGCCCGGCTGCAACGTGAGTATCAGCCCCTGATCGAGCAATTGCAGCGCATGGGCGATACCGCCGGCACGCAGGATGTGGCACGGCTGATCGATGTCGAGTCAGATCTGGCGGAACTGGCCCGCTTCGAGCGTCAGTACCAGATCGCGACCGAGCGATTGTCGCTGCGGGGTAGGGAACTTCAGGTTCAGAAGGAGGCGGGCCTCATCACCGAGACCCAGATGCGGCAGACGCTGCTGGGTTTGCAGGCCGAGACGGCAAGGGAGGTCGAAGCACTGATCCCCAAGATGGAGCAACTCGCGCAATCGACGGGCTCCGAGGAAGCAGTCAATCGGGTGGCGCGGCTGAAGATAGAAATTGCCAGCCTCAAGACGGTGACGGACGAGGTGGCGGTACGCATCAATGGTGACACCCAGAACGCCTTTACCACGATGTTCGAGCAGATCGGCTCGGGCGCCAAGTCGGCCAAGGATGCCTTCGCCGATTTTGCACGCAGCGTGCTGGCATCGATCAACCGGATCGCTTCGCAGAAACTCGCCGAGAGTTTGTTCGGTGCGATTGGGGGCGGTGGCGGCAGTGGTGGCAATGGTGGCCTGGGTGCCTTCATCAGCGGACTGTTCAAGGGCTTCGCCACGGGTGGCCTGGTCAGCGGGCCGGGAACTTCGACCTCGGACTCGATCCCGGCGCGTCTGTCGGCCGGGGAATATGTCCTGCGGGCCGCTGCCGTGCGCCGGCTCGGCGTCGATTTCCTGCACGCCCTGAACGGCGGACTCAGTGTTCCCCGCTGGCAGGGTGTGCGTCTGGCCTTCGCCGAGGGTGGTCTGGTACCGCCAGTTGCCCCGGCAACGACAGGGGGCGGGGCCGGTCAGGCGGTGCGCATCGTCAATGTGATCGATCCCAGTCTTGCCGCCGACTACCTCACTTCCCCCGCAGGGGAAAAGTCGATTCTCAATATCCTCTCGCGCAATGGCTCGGCCGTCCGCGAGATTCTGCGTTAGGAGCCGACATGGCCTGGACATCCGGTACCGCTTCGGACTACCTCGACCTGCTGACTCGCCTCAAGGCCTTCGTCACCGAGCAGATGCTGCCGGCCAACGAGCGCTGGCAAGTCATGCGCTGGGTACCGGGGCCACCGGCCGAACTGGTGTTGAAGGGGGTGGGACTGGCCGGGACCGACGAGATCTATGTCGCGATCCAGACGGAGACGTCGTCGGACTACGGCAACTGGAAACTCCGGGGCTATGTCACCTACAACCCCGGGGTGGCGTTTGATGCCCAGTACAACAGCAGTCAGACTTTCTATGCGCTGCTGACGCTGTCGGCGATGCCGTACTGGTTCGTCGCCAACGGTCGCCGCATCGTCGTGGTGGTCAAGACCGGCACCTACTACGAGTGCGTGCATCTCGGGCTGTTCCTGCCCTATGCGACCCCGGCCCAATACCCGTATCCCCTGGTGGTGGGTGGTTCGTACAACGGCTCGACGCGCTGGAGCAACGCTTATACCTACCGTAACCATCTGCCGCGCACGGCGGGTTATTCCGGGGCGTACTGGTCGCCCACGGGCACCTGGAACAGCAGTCCGTATTTCTGGCCGGGCACCTGGGGCAGCAATCAGCGCGAAGCCCCGGATGGCAGTTATCCGCTGTTGCCCTTCGTGATGCAGGGGCTGGGCGAACTGGACGGCATGTACAGCGTGCCGGGCTACGGCAATTCCGTGGAGAACATCATCACCGCCAATGGCGTGGATCACCTCGTGGTGCAGGACGTGTATCGCACCGGGTACTACGACTATTGGGCACTGAAGCTCGCATAGACCATGGCATTCCAATCCGGCATCACCACCTCGCCGAACGACCTGCTCGACAAGATCCGGCTCTTCGCTACCACCTACTGCGGTTACACGCAGTTGATGTATCAGGCGGACTCAGGTTACTACCGGCTGCACCTGCAGCATGCGGCCAGCGGACAGTACGTCAATCTGCACTCCTGGAGCAGTTACATCGCGGCCTATGGCTCAACTGCGTTCAGCAGCGGCCTGGCCTACGGCTCACAAACCGTATCGGGTGGCTCGATCTCGGCCAACCTGCTGTCCGGCAGTGCCGAATACTTCCTGTTTGGCGGGGATGGCTACTGCTATTGCGTCACGCAATACACCAGCACCATCTACAACATGCTGCTCTTCGGCACCATGACCAAGACCTGCAGCTTCACGGGTGGTGCCTTTCTGTCCGATAGCTACAGCGGTGCCGTGCGCGCCGACATCGACAGCGCGACCAATGCCTGGAAAACCGCCAACGGCTCCGGCAATACCTCGTCGCGGATGTTCTACACCAGCCTGACGCGACAACTCGATAGCTATTCGCCGATCACCTTCAACGGGGTGACGCCGCTGTATCCGATCACCGTCGAAGTAGGACGGACCACGCCGACCTACTATTACTCGATGGTGGGCTACATTCCGGAGGCCCGTCTGCTGCGCATGAACGGTCAGTATGCCAACAAGGACATCGTCACGCTCGGCAGCGATGAGTGGATGGTGTTCAGCACGTCCTATGGCGGCTACGCCTTCAAGAAATGACGAGCTTTGCGGGAGGTGTGTTGCCCTCAGGCGTGAAGGGCGATCCGGCCTATGCCTTGCCGGAGAAATTCCTGCCGGCACCGTTTCGCCCGTATGAAGGAGCTATTGCCCGATTCTCCAGCAGCGGCTCCCTGACCAACCTTCTGCCGGTCAGCGAACTGCCGGTTGGCTTCGCCGGCTTCACGATACGCCAGTTCGAGCAGCACTGGTATCACCAGATTCATCTGCTGCCGGGCAAGATCATCCTGGGCAACCTGCTGTCGACGCAGATGCGGCAGATCGAAGTGTGGAACGCGCATTTCGCCACCAAGACCTTGTCGGCGATCGTCGGCGAGAACGATGGGGGCATCGTGCTGTCGGGTAGCAGCAATCCGCCGACCACCTTCGGCATGCTGTCGTCGCGCTTGTACGAGGTTTCCATCAGTCTTGATGGTCCCCCGGTCATCGAGGCGTCCTTCAGCTTCCAGTTTCCTGGGGAGACACCGCGCCTGAGCATCTCGGGTCGACGGGTCGTGGTCTTCGGCCTGCGGCCCCACTGGGGCGAGTCCTGGCTGGAACGACTGGCCTGGGCTACCGATGTGCTGACCGCCCGGGATGGCACCGAACAGCGCGTGAGCCTGCGCGTCAATCCGCGCCGCTCGCTCGAATTCACGATCCTGCTTGGGCGCGACGATGCCGCCTTGCTGGATGTCCTGCTGTCGGCCTGGCAGTCGCGGGTCTATGCCTTGCCGATCTGGCCGGACAAGACGCAGTTGGCGGGCAGCCTGGTGGCGGGCAGTACCTTCATTCCGCTGACGACGACACATCTGGAGTACGAAGCCGATGGCCTGCTGGTCATCGGTACCGACAGCCGCAATACCGAGGCGGCTGAAGTCCTGTCGGTGGCCAGCAATGGCGTGACGCTCAAGCAACCCATCCTCCAGTCCTGGCCGGCAGGCGCTTTCGTGACGCCGGCGCGTACCGCACGGCTGCGCATCAGCCAGCCGGTGTCACGTGTCACGGAAGCCATCGTCACCGCCCGGGTGGTGTTCGATATCGCGGGTAGCACCACGATCGCCAAACAGGACAACGCCACCAAACTGAGCAATGTACCGATCTGGCCGATGACCTTCCCGCGACCGAATCGGGAGCGCGATGTCGATGTGGAGTATCAGCGGCTCGCTGAGGTTCTGGACTACGAGACCGGCATCACGGCAGTAGATGACTCGGGTGCGCGGCCGTTCATTCGTCGCGCCTTCGATTTCCGCTTTACCAGCCGTGCCGAAATTGCCGCCTTCAAGGGCTGGCTGGCGGCCCGTGCCGGACGCCTGGTGGCGTTTTGGCAGCCGGGCTGGGAAACGTCCATCGTGCCGACCCGCAAGATTCTGTCGAACCAGACCGTGATGACCGTGGCAGCGCGTGGCTATGCCTTGTACTTCAACCCGATGCCGGGGCGCACCGAAGCGGCGTTCCTGCACAAGAACGGCACCTGGTACTACCGCACCATCCTGAGCTTCGGTGCGGGGACCACCTCTGAAGAAGAAACGATGACGCTGGACCAGACCTTCGGCTTCGATGCCAACCCCGAAGACTGGCTCGCCATCTACTTCCTGGAAAAAACCCGGCTCGACAGCGACCAGATCGAATTGCACTGGCTCTCCGACCGGATCGTCGAATCGGCATTGCCGGTCAAGAGCATCAAGGGATAACCGATGTCCTACCTCACGCAGGAAACCTCGGTGGCCGCTGGTCTGCCGGTGGAACTCTATCGCTTCGTCCTTGGCCAGCAGGTCTGGGCGGTGACCAGCGGCCGCGAGGTCGTGACCTACCAGGCGGACACCTACCAGCCAGCCGTTCTGCGTCGTTCCGGACTGGAGCAATCGCCGGATTTCTCGCGCAATGGCATCGAACTGGAATGTGCGCGCGACTTTGCGGTGGCCCAGTTGTTCGCCGCCAGTCGGCCCAACGGGGTGGTGTCCCTGACGTTGTTCCGCAATCACTATGGTGACAGTGAATACATCACGGCGTGGAAGGGCCGGGTGGCGTCAGTGGTGTTTGCCGGCAGCGGCGCGACGATCCGCTGCGAGTCGATCTTTACGGCCTTGAAGCGTCCGGGGCTGCGGGCGCATTACCAGACGGGTTGCCGTCATGCCCTTTACGACCCGGGCTGTGGCATCAACAACCAGGCCTACAAGATCGCCGGCACGTTGAGCGCGGTTTCCGGACTGACGGCAACCTCGGTGGCCTTCCTGTCGCAGAGCAGCGGATGGCTGACCGGCGGCTACCTTCGCGTCGGCGGCGTACCGCGCATGATCACCCAGCACGCCGGCGATACGGTCACGCTGTCGAGCGTCCTGCCTGGACTCGCGGTGGGCAGCGCCTTCGAAGCCTTCGCCGGCTGCGACCGCAGTTTCTCGACCTGCCAGAGCAAGTTCGGCAATGCGCTGAACTTTGGCGGGTTCCCCTGGATACCGGCAAAGAACCCCTTTGCCGGCGACTCGATCGTCTGAATCATGTGGACACAAATTCTCGTCTGGGTGGTGACCACGGTCATCGGAGCCTTGCTGAGCCCCCGGCCACCCAAGCCGGCTTCCGTATCGCCCGGCAATGTGGATGTTCCGGTAGCCGAACAAGGCAAGCCCATCCCGGTGCTGTTCGGCACCCGCGTCATACGCCAGGCCAACTGCGTCTGGTATGGCGACATCAAGACCACAGAGATTCGCCAGACGTCTGGCAGTGGAGGCAAGAAATGACAGTGATCGCAACCCACGAGGACGCCAAGGCGCTGGGCTATTGCAACGCGGGACTGCGCAAATGGTTTCCGCGAGACGGGGTCAGCTTCGACGACTTTCGTCGGGATGGTGTGACTACCGACTGGCTCCGGGCCACCGGCGACGCCATGGCCATGCGCCTCGCTGAAGCCGTTGAACAACGCGAGCGGGAGACCTAAATGGGCGGTGGCGGAAAACGCGGTGGTGGCTCGAGTTCCTATGTCGTTGGCCATCGCTACTACGCGGGGCTGCATCTGGTTCTGTGCCACGGGCCGGTCGATGCCATCACCCGCATCATCGTCGGTGAACGTACCGCCTGGAGCGGCAGCATCACGAGCAGCCAGACGATCTACATCAACGCCCCGCAGCTGTTCGGCGGCGATTCGCGCGAAGGTGGTGTGCAGGGTTATGTCGAGGTGAAGTTCGGCGGCCCGGCTGAAACGGTATCCGGTTACCTTCAGCAGAAGCTCGGCAGCATCATTCCGGCGTTTCGCGGCGTGCTGTCGCTGATCGTCCAGCAGTGCCAGTTGTCAGCCATGAACCCCTACATCAAGCCCTGGAGCGTCGAGGCACGGCGGATTCCGGCACCGGTGGCCTTGGGCAGCGGCTACATCAACGGAGACGCCAATCCGGCCCATATCATCTACGAGTGCCTCAACAATGCGACCTGGGGTCTGGGGCACGCAACCAGCGAGATCGATGCCAGCAGTTTCTCTACGGCGTCCTATACCCTGGGCAGCGAACAGTTCGGACTCTCCTTGTTGTGGGATCGCGAACAGCCCCTCGATGAGTTCATCGGCGAAGTGCTGCGCCACATCGATGGCACGCTCTATGTCCATCCGCGTACCGGGCAATACACACTGAAGCTCGCCCGGGCGGACTACAACCTCTCCAGCCTGATGGTGCTGGATGCCAGCAATATCCTCGCATTGGAAAGCTTCTCGCGCCCGGCTGAATCCGAACTGATCAATCAGGTCACGGTACGCTACCGGGACCGCAATACCGACAAGGACGCGGCGATCACCGTGCATGACCTGGCGGCACTGGAGCTGGCCGGTGGTGTGGTGTCCTCGGTGACGGTGGACTATCCGGGCATCAGCAACGGCACGCTGGCCTCGAAGGTGGCGCTGGGTGACCTCAAGCAGTTGTCAGTTCCCCTGGCCAAGGCCACGCTGGTCGCCAATCGCAAGGCGGCCAGTCTCAATATCGGTGATGTCTTCAAGCTGACCTGGCCGGAACTCGGCATTGCCCAGCTGGTGATGCGGGTGGTGCGCATCAGCTACGGCACCCTGACCGATGGGCGGGTGCGTATCGAATGCGTGGAAGACATCTTCGGCTTGCCCTCGGCCACCTATGTGTCGCCGACGCCCACCTCCTGGGTCTCGCCGCTGACCGCCCCGGCCCCGGTGCCTTTCAGGAAACTGGGCGAGGCGCCCTGGTGGACGGTGGTGAAGCGGGTGGTCGGCGAATCGGCGACGGCCCGGGCCGAGCTTGATCCAGAAAGTGGTCTCCTGGTGGTGTGCGCGAGCCGGCCTTCCGGAGACTCCCTCAACGTGAAGGTGCTGACGCGCCAGGGCAGCGCCGCCTTTGCCGAGGTCGAAGCGATGGGATTCACGCCCAACGCGACGCTGATCAACGACATTGACCCGGCTGCCACCGTGCTGGCGATCGGCAACGGGCAGGACCTGGAGTCGGTTGGTCTCGACAAGCTGGCCTATCTCGGCGACGAGATCGTGGCGATCAAGGCGGTGAATCTCGGTGCTGGGACGGTCACGGTGGAACGAGGCATTCTCGATACCGTAACCGACTGCGTCGCCTTCA